CTGAATAGATGTCTTTTGTGGGAAATATATGATTTTCTAGAATCAGAATATAATAGAACGAATGATGAAATTACATTTGCTTTATGGACTGATATTACTAACTCATTACAAATTTTTGGAAATACTGTCATAGAAGTTTCTCGTGGTCAACCTTCAGGAAATCCCGGTACATCAATTATAAATTCGCTGTATAATTCGTCACTTTTATATTTAGTTATTCATTCAATTTTAAGCGATATAGGTTCATATGAAGCAATAGAAATTCAACAAAATTTAACTGATCATTTTAAGCCATTTGTATATGGTGATGATAATATAATGTCTTTCTCTAAACAATTATCCGAAATTTTGGACCCTAATTTAATTACAAGTAAAATGGTAGAGTTTGGTCACGTTTTTACTTCTGATAATAAAAAAGAAAGTAATTTATCTTATAAAACATTATATGAAATTTCAATTTTGAAACGGCATTTTGCATATGATTCAACGACAAAGAGTCCGGAAATGAAACATCGATGGTTAGCTCCATTGGAACTATCATCTATTTTGGAACCATTGAATTGGGATCGAGTAGAAGAAGGTCAGGATATGATTAAAGTTGAACAAATGGCTATAAATGCACGTACTGCCATTCGCGAACTTTCATTACATACGCCAGAAATTTTTAATACGTACCAAAAAAAAATTTTAGAAGTTTGTAAATTACATAATGTATCTCTAGAATATCAATGTTTTCAAAATCAAGAAAATTTGCGAATTCTTATGAAAAGTGGTAAAATTCAACCCGATTTTTATGGAGGATTTTTAAATCCGAGTGCCATGAACAGCAGCCCTGATCAATAGACTCATTTTTAATAGGTATTAGATTGATTCGGCTAATATTGTTTAAGAAGAATTGCTCAACAAGAAGAAAATACAGAAAATATGAATACACAAATAATTTCTCAAGTTAATTCCGTAGAAGATAGTGGAAATGTTCCCTTTGTAGATCAAACTAGTAGTATAACAACTGGTAATGAAATCATTGCTTTTTCAACTGTAGAAGCCCCTACTTTAGAAACTATTCCTATTCCCCGTGATATTTCAAATAATTCTTTATCCCTATTAGAAGAAGGTAGAGATCATTCTTTAAAAGATATTTTAACTCGTGAGTATGTGTTTGATGATTTTATTATCGTATCTGGCGGAACAGCTGGAGCCATACTTAAAACATGGAGTCCCTTAAATTCATTCCTTAGTCAACCAAATGTTATTGATAAAATTTCAGGTTTTGCTTTTTTCCGATGTAATTTGATTGTACGCTTAGAATTTACTACACTTCCAACAATCACTGGTGGAATTATGTTATCTTTTTATCCTGATATAACTCAAGATGCTTTGTCTGGTCGTACTGAAACACGACTTCAATTATCTCAAGTGCCAAATATACAACAATCTTTAACAACTGCTGTGTCTATG